CAGCCAGTCCTCCGGCGACATCCGGAAATACGCCTCCGGCTCACCGGAGATATTCACGCAGGGAAAATATCTGTCCCCCTCCGGCGTTCTCACCACGAAGCCGCACGACTCCGCTGGCGCACATCGCCGGGCGTGCGCCAGAATCGCTGATTCTGTCTCTGTCATGGGTTTACTGCGAAAGTTTGTTAATGGAAAGGTAGCCGCCAAAATTGCCGACGTTATTGCGGAACTTGCAACCACTCAGGCATTTGCTGCACTTATCCTTCGTGATATCGGACGTTGGCTGGTCATATTCATCCGCGACCGCCGGGCCATCATAACCGCACTCATCGCCGCGGTAGATCCAGGTGCAGGTGTTGGCCAGCATGATGCGCCCCGGAAAAACAGCGCCATCCGTTTCCGTCGGTGTGGACAGCACAAAAGAGGCACTGACCGCGCTCAGTTCGCTGCACTGTTCGATGCGCCAGCGGCTGATCACCTCCTGCTCCGGATCGGCGTCACTGTTTCCGTTGACGAAGTTCACCGCATCCAGAAAACGGGCGTAAACCTTACGCCGGACCACCGTTCCGCCGACCAGACTCTGCAGATCTTCCGCCATCCCGGTGACCATGCCGTACAGATTAGAGACTTTAAGCGTTGGCCTTGCACTGGCTCCTTTGCCGTTCATCTCAAATCCGCTTCCCTGAATGGGATAAGCCTGATACTGCCGCCCCTGCCAGGTGACTGGTTCACCTTTTTCGTTCTGCTCATTACAGAAGAAATAACGATCTCCGCCGACCTCTGTCAGATCAATTTCCCAGAGCACGACCAGCGCGGATTGCTCCGTTTTAGTGCACTCATTGAGTGTTTCCTGCTGTATATCCTGCATCAGTGAGTGACCTCTTCAAAGGTACAGTTAAAATCGGTATACATGGCATTATCCGAAATGCTCCACTCCCTGCAGACAACCCGGACAGTCCTGTTGTGTTTTGGCGGACGCCACAAAAAAGCACGAATCCCGGCATGACGGGATAAAAAACTGTCCAGCGCGGCACGGGAATATTCATCTGTGACACGAAATACCGGTTTAAACGTTTTCAGATCCGCATTCAGACCACCAGCCCGTCGCTGTTCATATCCGTCACCAAACTTTACCGTAATAACTGATGGCTTTCGTGTCGTCTCCATCCCCTCACGGGGGATCCAGTTAAAAACTTCAGGCTCAGGCACTGTACAATCCTCCATCCCGACGCGATGACTGCATAATTGACACAACCCTGCTGTCGATCAGATCCACCAGTCCCCTGGCTGAGCGCGCATCTATCTCGCCATTGCTCCCTTGATTCTGAATGCTGATGTGATACACGGGAGAATAAACAAATCCACCACCACCATTCACATTTCCAATGGCCCTGACCCCAAGAGAGCCGTCCGCTGCCCGTGTCAGTGGCATGATTGCTTCAGGCCCGGCCTCGCCCATCAACCCGGCACCTTTCGCAAAAGCAAAATACGTCGGTGTATCCACAATAGTGTTACTGTAAGCACTCAGATTTGCCGATGTGTAAACACCACCTTTTGCGTTTGCCACTGCCCCCGAAATCCATCCGCCGACCGTACCAAGCCACCCTCCGGCACCGGAGAGTGATTTCAGTCCGTTAACAATGGCTGCATTCATCAGAATTTTTGAAACTTCCCGGAGAACTGAACTCCCCCAGTTCCTCCAGTCCACAACATTCCCGGCCAGTGCATCGGAAATATTTGATACCAGCCCGTCCATCGTGGAAACGACAGCATCTGCCGCCTGTGAAGCATAATCGGTGGCACTGTCTGCCCAGTTGGTCAGTCCCTCCTGGAGTCCGGCATTCCAGTTATTACGTAAAGCATCGGCCTTTGCATAATAATCCTGCTGATCGCTGAGACGCTCTTCCAGATATTTTTTATTCAGTTCTTTCTCCTGTTTCCACAGGGCTTCTTCAATTTCTCCGGCCTGATACTGTCTCAGCAGCTCGTTATTTTTCTGCTCAAACGCCTGCCGGATACTCCACATTTCCTGGAGTCGTTCACGCATCCGTGAGCCTTCACCATATCCCAGCAACTGCGCTTCGTCAGATGCCCGGGCACTGGCATTACTGTCCGCCAGACTGCTCTCATACGCAGCAAGCTGCTCACGAATCTTTTTCTGGTCGATGAGTGCTGCATTCTGCAAAAGCGTTTTTTTCTGCGCTTCTGACAGGGTTGATAATTCGCCCTGACTGACCTGATATTTCATCTTAGCCAGTTCAGTATTCTGCCCTGCCAGTGCTATTTGTTCTTTTTGCTGTTTAATCAGCCGTTTATAAATATCTTCTGTTTTTTCCGCTTCGGTCTTTTTATACGCTTTGGGTTTATTTGCCTGGTTATTTCGCCAGGCATCCAGTGAGTTATTGATATAATTCTGTCTGGCTGTCTGATACGCCTCTCCCACAAAGCCGAGATCATCCGCAGCATAACCCAGGCGGGCACGCTCACGGGCTTCCCCCTTCAGGCGGGACAGAGCCAGTTCGCGCTCGCTGTTATTCAGTGCGGTCTGCTGTTTATCATCCAGGGTTGCCTGTGGTAGCCGTAACGGTACATTCACCAGCCCCTGTCGCTGCAGAAGTAATTCATTACCGAGCCCGAGAAGGCGATTAAACTCGGTATGCTGCCCATTCATGATCAACAGGGACTGATACGCTTTGTTTTGTTCCGCGGCCTGTTGACGGATCAACGCCACCCGTCGCTCCTCCAGCCCGGCAAGCACATCCTGAATGGATTGCGCTTTGCCCTGCATTTGTGTGAGACGGGACTGTTCAACTGCCAGTTGATTTGTTGCTTCTGCAAGCCCTTCTGTGACAGTTTTTACCGACGTCATGTGGTTAATCATAAAACCGTTATCGGTTGTCCAGCCCGGGTTTGCCAGCACATACTGATAGCCAGCAATTTTTTCCTGTAAGGATTTAATCTTACTTTTCTGCTCGTCAATTAACCTGTTTTGCTCATCAAGTGCCTGCCGCGTCTTTTCCTCATTATCTGACGCTTCAGGAAGCGACATTGCCGACGTTTTCTGGCGAATTTCGTCGATTGTTGCGGCATACTGGCGTGCAGATTCTCTGGCCTGCTCCTGATTCTGATACATCGTGTACCAGGCCGTCGCCCCCAGCATGACGAGTCCCGGCACACCACCAACCAACCCCAGCGCACCACTTAACAGACGACTCCCCACTGACGTGACAGTATTCAGCGTTGTCTGTGCAGCTGTTCTGGCCGCAATATTACGGGTAAGTGACGCCTGGGCAGCTGTCAGCTTCGCTTCTGCTGCGGCCTGCCTTTCGGTACCGCGAGCAGCAACAACCGCCTGTTGCGCACGATAAACCGCCGCACGCGCCCTGGCGGTTGCTATCTGTGTCCCCCGAAGTTGCGCTTCAGCAAGAGCCACTTCGTTTCTGGCTGCAGTAATTAATCCAGCAGTTGCAGATCCAGCAGACGACGCCATATTGCCAAAATATCGGGCTACCCCGACGGCAACCAGTGCGCCAGCTGCAGCAGCCACGGTATCAATATTGTCTGCAACACCATTCAACACCCCGGTGAGTGTCTTTGTCACTCCGCTTGCCTCGTTCGCACCACCAACCCAGGCCATAAAGGCGTTTTCAACTTTGGTTGCAGAGGATGAAACAGTATCAGGCATTGCTGCATATTCATCACGCAACGCCCCAAGCTGACTAATCAGTGCAGGAACAACCTTATCGGCGGTCAGTTTTCCGTTATCCGCCATGGCCTTCAGATCCTTACGGGCAACACCCATTCCCGCAGCCAGCGCACGAATAACACGATCGCCGTTCTCATTCACAGAGTTAAATTCTTCACCGCGCAGCACTCCCTGCGCCAGTGCCTGACTGAACTGCGTGATCACCGAACTGGCTTCTGCTGTACTGGCACCGGATAATTTCAGGCCCGTGGAGATCGCCTCGGTGACTTTCAGTACCTCCTCAGAACTGTAGCCATACTCCCGCATGGAAGCTGCAGAGCGGGCAAAAAGGCTGGCGTTATCAGAAAACGCCGTTCCCGTTCTCTGGCTGATTGCCATTAATTCACGTTGTGATACCTGAAAATCATCACTGGACTGTGAAGCCTGCTTCAGACGGGCATTTACTGAATTCCACTCATCGGCGAGAGAAATAAGATGACCGGTAGCAAAAGCTCCGGCAAATGCCCCCGCCATATTCAGTGCCGAAGATTTAGCTGTATTTATCTGATCCGTCACTTCTGCCAGTGCACGCCGCATTTCACGGGATGCAGCAGCGGACTGCCGGCCTCCGTTCTGCATGGTACGGTAGTAATCCTGCCCCATACGCGAAGCCCGGGAGATCTCTGACTGGAATGACCGGGAATTTGCCGAGATTTTAATAATCAGTTCACGTAATGTCGCCACACTCATTCTCCGGACGAAAAAAAACCGCCGAAGCGGTTATGTTGACTCACTGAGACACTATTAAAAGCGCGTTTTCCAGTCCGGCAAATGGATCTGATACGCCTTCTGTCTGCTCCTTCTCCCACTGAAGAAGCGCATCATTCAGTGGCACTTTGACCCCCTGCGCACCGTAAACAGCTGAAACAATCTGGGCAGCCCGGATATCAGCCCGTTCGTCCCCCAGCGGACTGAACCTGTCAAATTCTGCCCACATCATGATTTCTGATGCTGACATTTCCCGGCGTAACTCTGACAATGTGCGCCCCATCCTGAGCGCCAGCATCATCAGAAAACGCATCCCCGGAAGCGCTACTTTTTTTTAACCTCGCCGGCATCACTGATCAGTTCCAGAGACTGCCGAAGAAGCCGCGCATGCACCGGACCATACACGGCAATCACCTGTTCACGATCATCCTCTGAAAATACAGGTTGCAGTCCGGTATCACACAGAACATCAATGAACAGTTCAACATCTGCCTCCAGATTTCGGCGGGCGCGCTCCGCAACGGAGTAAGCGTCGTCTCAGCACCGTCTGGCAGATCCTGAAATTCCTGAGAGAATAGTGGACACCAAATATGGTGGACGCTATCCATGAAATCATTAACCGCAGTGCGTAAAAAAAGCCCTAATTATCCCGTTGAGTTCAAAATCAAAATGGTTGAACTCTCGCATCGACCAGAGATCTCCGTAGCGCAACTCGCTCGTGAGCATGGGATCAACGATAATTTGCTGTTCAAGTGGCGCCAGTACTGGCGCGAAGGAAAACTACGTCCTCCTTCAACAACAGAAAACAACGTGCCTGAGCTGCTCCCGATAACACTTGATGCCGAAGATGTTGTCCCTACAACCTCCCCCCGGTCACAACCTGTAGCTACTGCGACACCTGAATCACTCAATATCAGCTGTGAAGTGACGTTCCGGCACGGATCACTCCGTCTGAATGGTGCCATCAGTGAAAATATCCTGAACCTGCTGATACGGGAGCTCAAACGTTGATCCCATTACCATCAGGGACAAAGATCTGGCTGGTCGCTGGCATCACCGATATGAGAAACGGCTTCAACGGCCTGGCGGCAAAGGTGCAGACGACGCTGAAAGACGATCCGATGTCAGGTCACGTTTTTATCTTCCGTGGGCGTAATGGCAGTCAGGTAAAGCTCCTCTGGTCCACCGGTGACGGACTGTGCCTCCTGACCAAACGGCTGGAGCGTGGGCGCTTCGCCTGGCCGTCAGCCCGTGATGGCAAAGTGTTCCTTACACAGGCGCAGCTGGCGATGCTGCTGGAAGGTATCGACTGGCGACAGCCTAAGCGGCTGCTGACCTCCCTGACCATGCTGTAAGCCTCTTTATCCTGGTCGACGCTGAATGAGCCTGGTAATATACCCGGTATGAGCAGCTCACTTCCTGACGATATCAATGCACTGAAACGTCTCCTTGCCGAACAGGAGGCGCTGAACCGTGCCCTGCAGGAAAAGCTGAACGAGCGTGAACGCGAAATAGACCATCTGCAGGCACAGCTGGATAAGCTGCGCCGGATGAACTTCGGCAGCCGCTCGGAAAAAGTCTCCCGTCGTATCGCACAGATGGAAGCTGACCTGAAGGCACTTCAGAAAGAAAGTGATACCCTTACCGGTCGGGTTGACGACCCGGCCGTGCAGCGCCCGCTGCGTCAAACCCGCACCCGCAAACCGTTCCCCGAATCACTCCCCCGCGATGAAAAACGGCTGCTGCCGGCAGCGTCATGCTGCCCGGAATGTGGAGGCTCGCTGAGCTATCTGGGTGAGGATGCCGCCGAACAGCTGGAGCTGATGCGCAGCGCCTTCCGGGTTATCCGGACTGTACGTGAAAAGCATGCCTGTACTCAGTGCGATGCCATCGTGCAGGCCCCCGCGCCTTCACGGCCCATCGAGCGGGGTATCGCAGGACCGGGGCTGCTGGCCCGCGTGCTGATCTCAAAGTATGCAGAGCACACCCCGCTGTACCGCCAGTCTGAAATGTACGGCCGCCAGGGCGTGGAGCTGAGTCGTTCACTGCTGTCGGGCTGGGTGGATGCATGCTGCCGGCTACTGTCACCGCTGGAAGAAGCGCTTCAGGACTATGTGCTGACTGACGGTAAGCTCCATGCTGATGACACGCCTGTCCCGGTGCTGTTGCCAGGCAATAAGAAAACGAAGACCGGGCGGTTATGGACCTACGTTCGTGACGACCGTAACGCCGGGTCAACGCTGGCGCCGGCGGTGTGGTTCGCTTACAGCCCGGACAGAAAAGGCATCCATCCGCAGACCCATCTTGCGGGGTTCAGTGGTGTACTGCAGGCGGATGCATACGCCGGGTTCAACGAGCTGTACCGGGATGGCCGGATAACGGAAGCCGCCTGTTGGGCTCACGCCCGCCGTAAAATCCACGATGTGCACGTTCGCACCCCGTCAGCCCTGACGGAGGAAGCGCTGAAACGGATCGGCGAACTGTACGCCATCGAGGCAGAGATAAGGGGAATGACGGCGGAGCAGCGCCTTGCCGAACGTCAGTTGAAAACGAAACCGCTGCTGAAATCCCTGGAAAGCTGGCTGCGTGAAAAGATGAAAACCCTGTCGCGACACTCAGAACTGGCGAAAGCGTTCGCATACGCCCTGAACCAGTGGCCGGCGCTGACGTACTATGCAGATGATGGCTGGGCTGAGGCGGACAATAACATCGCTGAAAATGCGTTGCGGATGGTCAGTCTGGGCCGCAAAAACTACCTGTTCTTCGGTTCGGATCATGGAGGAGAGCGGGGAGCGCTGCTGTACAGCCTGATCGGGACGTGCAAACTGAACGGAGTGGAGCCAGAAAGCTACCTCCGCTATGTCCTTGACGTCATAGCCGACTGGCCGATAAACCGGGTCGGCGAACTGCTCCCCTGGCGCGTAGCACTGCCGACTGAATAACACATCCCCGTCAATACGGTTCTTGCTGCACGCTTACGCAACGGATAACGGTGTCTCATCATCTTTTGCTTTAACGATCTCCTGCCAGCGCAACCAGGCTTCTGCAGAAGGTTCCCGTAATACAACCGTTGCTCCCTCCCATTCAGGCACATCAACAGTTTTATGGCGAAACCCCGACATCGTTGCCAGTGCCAGATTGCGGATATTTTTAGTCATCACATCTATCCTCATTAACTGACGGTAACAGTGCAGGAAGTGGAGGTCACCTTGTTAACAGGGCTTGCTGAATCAGAAATCTCGCAGGTATACGCACCGGCATCACCTGATGCTGCTGATGCCTTACTGAATGTTGCCGCCGTCTGTCCGGAAACAGGAGAACTACCTTTCTTCCAGACATAAGAATAAGGCGGCACACCACCGGCAGCCTCAACCACCATTTCGAGTTTCGCTCCGGCAGAAACCTGCAGCGTGCTGTTTAAATCGACCTTCACTTTCAGCGGCTCTGTCGTCAGCACAGGTTTACCTTTCAGGCGCAGGGAAAACGTTGCAGCCACAACACCATTGGTTCCTGCAGACCAGGTATGCTGACGCACCTCTGCCATAAAGGTAAATCCGTTTCCTGACGGAAAAATAACTTTAAAGCCATACGTGGTGTCATTGTCATAGGCACTGCGCAACGCGTTCTGGGCAGCATTGAGGTAAAAGTTGCCTGACATGGAAATCTCTGACGCGGCACCAAGACCGTTAATATTTTCCTGCTCAACAGAACACAGCGTGGTGACATCAATATCCTGCTTTTGTCCTGCGGTAAACTGCACCTCTTTGATTGTACAGCTCAGACCAAGATAGCTGGCAGAATCCAGGGTTTCTGCTGTTACCGGTGCAGACGAAATCATAATTTTCGTCAGTTGCGAACGCTCAAAATTAGAGGACATACTCGTCTCCTGAAAATAAAAAACCCGCCAGCGGCGGGTGGGTAAAATCATTAACGACCTCAGGCTATTACCTGAAATTCAAGCGTGGCTCTGCTCAGACGGGAATCAGGATCATAACCCTGAGTTTTAGAAATAACGGAGGGTGCAAGTTGCCTTACCGCATCAAGCGCCTGCTCACGGATATCATCTGCGTCATCAGGTACTGTTGCCCAGACATCGATCTGCACGGTAATTCTGGATTCAGCCTGACCATCAAGCACATCAGACGCAGTGTCAGACACCACAGAAAATACCAGCCATGGCGGAGATACCGCAGGCTTTCCCTCCGTCAGCGGGACCACATAAGGATAAACCTGTCCTCCGGCCAGTTGAGACAGCAGGGAATACAGTGTGGTCTCTCTCATTTACTTAAGACCTCATCAATAGCCTGATTCATTCGCTGTATGGCAATCTGTGCTGCCAGTTCCTCTGTCGTATCGAAAGCCGGGCGAATGAACGGATGCGCGGGCATGTTTATCGTTCCCAGCTCCACAAAGCGCCAGTAAAACGCATTTCGGGGATCACTGGCTTTCATGCTGTTATCACTGTTTCCGGTCCGCAGGTTCCGTCCACGAATGTGGACACCCGAGATAATTTCCCCCCGACGCTTTGAACGCTGAGTGAGAACAACCACATTTTTCTTCAGTTTCCCGGTTCGCTCCGGCGCACGTTCAACAACTGCATCCCGCATAACTTCAGCACCGGCACGGGTGGCATCGCGCAGTACCTTATTGTTTTCTGCCCTGCTGAGCGTCTCCAGATCCCGTGCAATATCCGCCAGACCTGAAAAATCAAGACTGAAATCCATCACACATTCCCCTTCTGAGAACAGAGTATCTCAAGCCGTGTAGACTGGCCCCCTGAATC